CGCAGTTGCCGGCGGCGAACTGCCGGACCTGCGCGCACAGCACACCCGAGCTGATTGGTGACGCCCGCTGGTCGTGCGCGAAGTGGAAAGCCAACATCCCGCTAGACGGCCAGCGCAACGGCTGCGATGAGCACCGGTGGATTCCGTCGCTGGCGGCCCCGCACCTCGAGCTGGTCGAGTCCGATGGCGAGGCCGTGACCTGGCGCACGCCGGCCGGCGGCGAGATCGAGCAGCCGCCGTGGAAGTCGAGCGAGATCCACCGCATCGGCATCGAGATGGCGACCGATCGCGGGCTGCGTGAAATCAAGCACGCATTTCCCGACTCGACCGTCGGCGACCCGATGTCCTCGCTCGAGATCGACCGGCTCGAGGCCGAGTTCCAGATCGAAAAAGCAGCGATCCCTTACTGAGGAGACAACAGATGAACACCAGCACGATCGCCTGGCACCGCACCAGCGACCGCATGCCCGACGACAGCATCCTGGTCATTGGCGCCGACAGCGACGGCGACACGTTCGCCGCTTTCTTTGAGGACGACGCTTGGCGCTACGCCGACGCATTCCCGGCCCCGGTGCCGGACTACTGGGCGCACTTCCCGGCGGGGCCGGGGACGTGATGCGCGTGCTGATCGCTTGCGAGTTTTCCGGCGTCGTCCGCAACGCATTCCGCCGGATGGGTCATGAAGCTTGGTCGTGCGATCTGCTGCCCGCCGATGACCGGAGCGACTTCCACATTCAGGGCGATGCCCGCGACATCCTAGCGGACGGATGGGATTTGCTGATGGTCGCGCATCCGCCCTGCACGCGCTTGTGCAATTCCGGCGTGCGCTGGCTGGCCGAGCGCAATCTGTGGGGCGAGCTGGACGAAGCCGCAGACCTGTTCAGCGCCTTCTGGAACGCGCCCATCGAGCGCATTGCCGTCGAGAACCCGGTCATGCATCGGCACGCGAAAGAGCGCATCCGCAACTACAGTGAACCGGCCCAGTCGGTACAGCCGTGGCAGTTCGGGCATGGCGAGACGAAGCGCACCTGCCTATGGCTGCGCAACCTGCCGCCACTCAAGCCCACTTACATCGTCGATGGCCGCACGCCGCGCGTGCATCGCATGCCGCCGGGGCCGAATCGCTGGAAGGAGCGCAGCCGCACATTCACCGGCATCGCCGATGCCATGGCACAACAGTGGAGCCACCTGTAATGGACGAAGCCGACGCCGCCGACCTCACCGTCGAGCAGCACCTCAAACGCGCCCTAGCGCGCCGCCACGCCACGCTGCCGGCGGTCGGCCAGTGCTACTCGTGCGGTGAGCCGCTGGAAGGTTCGCTGCGGTTCTGCGATGTGGATTGCCGCCAGGATTGGGATCGGGCAGAGAAGGCTCGAAAGATGAATGGGAGAAACGAGTGATCCACTATCACGGACTGCCAATCACGCCAGGAACGGCGGCGCTGGCAGCGGTGCAGGCCGGTCACGCTTTCGTCAGTTACGCGCATTCGGATCAACTCGGAACGGCGGTAATAGCCTGCCAATCGTTTGCGCTGGACAACGGGGCTTTTTCGGCATGGAAGGCTGGTCGGCCCGTGCTTGATTGGTCTGGCTACTACAGGTGGGCGGATGACGTCCGCAACGTGCCATCATGCGATTTTGCTGTTATCCCTGACGTAATCGACGGCACTGAAGCGGATAATGATGCACTGCTGGCAGAATGGCCGTTGCCTAAATGGTTTGGCGTTCCGGTTTGGCATATGCATGAATCGCTGGAGCGCCTAGAACGATTGGCAGCTGGCGATTGGGTGCGCGTTGCAGTCGGCAGTTCTGAAGAGTATGCGACGGTCGGCAATGCAAACTGGTGGATGCGGATTGCGCAAGCCATGCGCGTGCTATGCGACGAGCAGGGTAGGCCTTGCGTCAAGTTGCACGGACTTCGGATGCTCGATCCCGCCATATTTTCGCGTCTGCCGTTCGCGAGCGCGGATAGCACAAACATCGGGCGCAACGTCGGCATCGACAAGAAATGGTCGTCCGGAAACTATTTGCCGCCCACTAAAGAGGCGCGAGCGCAGTTGATGCGTCAGCGGATCGAATCACACAACGCGCCTGCTGCCTGGGCATTTTCCATACCAACTGAGCAGGGGGCGCTATGGTAAATATCTACACAACTCAATTTTTTGCAGAGTGCCCAAGTAATGGCATCCGCATTAAGTACGAGTTACGCATTGAGACAGCAGAGGTTTTGAGCGTGGAATTCATTGTATCTACCGTCGAGCAGATTGATCATGGATATCACGAAGAAATTGCGGACGATTTGCTGGAAGCCTTCAACGGCACGCAAACATTGATTGCAGATCATCACAGCGTAATTATCGAAACCCGGAGGGCAAAATGATTGCACTTGCTATTGTTGCTTATGCGGCTGCCATGACAGTCGCCAACTTGTCCGTCGCCGCTTTTGGGCCTTGGGTATCGCCAATAAATGCATTCTTTTTGATCGGGTTGGACTTGGCGCTGCGCGATTGGTTGCATGTTCGCCTGCGCTGGTGGCAGATGGGCGCATTGATTGCCGCGTCGGGTATGTTGACTTTCCTGCTGGCACCAGCCGCTAGCCATATCGCCATTGCATCCGCCGTTGCTTTCTCGGCGGCAGCTGTCACGGATTGGGCGGTGTTTTCACGATTGACTGGATCGTGGCTGCGCCGAGCCAACGGGTCGAACGTCGCCGGGGCTGCTGTGGATTCTCTGGTGTTCCCGACGCTCGCTTTTGGTGTTCTGATGCCGCACATCATCGCGTTGCAATTCATAGCGAAGGTTGGCGGCGGCGCGGTATGGGCGGCTGCTATTGATTGGCAGCGGGGGCGCATGATGAATGGAAGGGGAGAGAAATGACCCCCTCCGAGCAGGTAGCCACGATCATAATCACAGTCTCTATGGCGTGCTTTGTCGCGTTACTCATCTGGAGCATGTTATGAAGAAGGCAATCGCAGCACTTACACTTGCTTTCAGCCTCACCGGCTGCGCGACGATGCAGGAGGTGGCGAGTAGCAAAGAGACGTTCGTTGCTTGCCAAGCCCTTGATACCGTGACGACCTATGTCGCGCTGACATCCAAGGTCGGGTTTGTCGAGGCCAATCCGATTGTCGCCGCGCTGCTCAAGCATGGCTGGCTGCCGTTCATTGGCTTCAAGGTGGCGCTGATCTACATTGTGTATAACGCCGACCTAAGCCCGCCCGCGCAGACTGCCGTCAACGTGGTCGCTTGCGTGCCTGGAGTTTGGAACGCGACTCTGCTGGTGGGGCAGTGATTACCGCTGACGAGCTGGATCAACTGATCAACACCCAGCCCGCCAAGCCACAAAAGCCCCTGGGCAATTCGCCTCGCGCTGATTACTGGCGCGAGTATCATGCACACCGGCAAGCGACTGACCCGGCGTACCGGGCCAGGAAGATCGAGGCGGCACTGAAACACAAGGCACCGAGGCAACCATGTCAATGACCCCGACTTGCGAGCAAATTCGCGAGAACCGCATCGCGGCCGGCCTGACGCAGGCCCAGGCCGCGGCGAAAGTGTTCACGACCCCGAATGTCTGGTCTCAGTGGGAACGCGGGCTGCGGCGCATGCACCCCGCGTTCTGGGCGCTCTTCACCCTAACGACACAACCGCCCGCCCCGCAGAGCTGATCTGGATGTACTGGCCGTTGGAGCCGTTCTTCTGCTTGATCGAGACGACCTCCAGCAGCTTCTCCCTGCGGCACGCTGCCACGATGCTGTCGACCTCATCGCGGCTGATCTCAGCCCCGCCGAACCGCTGCACGCACTTGCGTGCGTTCATGTTCGCCCGGTCAGACGCCGAGACCCGCACATCCTGCTGATAAGCCTGCTCGAAGGCCAGCAGGATCTCTCTGCGCCTGGCGGTGCGAAGCGTGTTCCGCGCCGCGGCCGCGCCTGGGACTTCGCCGAAGCGCCGGAAGACCTTGGCGGTCGGATCGAACTCCAGCTCAAGCGGTTCCATCTTGGGGCCGAGGTTCGACTTCTCATGCGCTAGGATCAGCCGCTCCTTCTCGCGCGTCATCGCCCAGCGCGACCGGACGCTGTTGTTCCACGCGGTCGAGCCTGAGAACGTCGAGTCGGTGTCCTTGCCGACCGTCATCCGCACGCTGGCCTTGTCAACGTGGGCCAGCAGCAGGATCGCGCAGTCAGTGCCGGCCGCGATCTGATTCAGGCAGCGCAGGAACCCCCGCACCTGGGCGCGGTCGTTCTCGTTGCCGGCGAAGACGTCGGAGGCGTTGTCGATGATGACTGCGTCAACCCCATGCTTGCGCGTCATGTCGGCCAGCCACTGCATCCGGTCTGTTGCCCCATCGCGCCAGAGGGTCGAGTCTACCGCGCTCATGTCGTAGCAGATCAGGTCGCCATGCAGCGCCGACATCGCGACCCCGGAGTCGGCGCAGATGTTCGCGACCCGAAAGTGCACAACCCGCGCATCGTCCTCGGCCGACAGGATCAGGACGCGGGAGCGTTCCGTGTCAATGCCGAGCCAGTCGTTGCCGATCGCCATCGAGACGGCGAGCTGCAACGCTACGTTTGACTTGCCCACGCCGCCGTTGGCCGAGAGCAGCGTCGTCGTGCGCCGCGGGAGCCAGCCATCGACCAAGAACTCGGGCGCCTCTGGCGGTGTCTGCTCGAGCACCGTCCAGTCCAGCGCGGTCAGGTCGTCCTTGACCTCTTCTGCCGGCGCGCCCAAGTTGATCGTGACGGTCGTTGGCGCCCGCTCGGGCGGCGCGAACTTCTCCGCGCTCTTCACCGCGCGGGGAATCTCTGCCCGCCGCGCCTCCCAGCGCCTGACTTCCTCGCCGGGGCCATCGGGCCGGATCGAGTCCATCAGTGCGTACAGGTACTGGACGACTGCGCCGGGGAACATGCCAGAGCCGACCATGCTGGCCGCAAGCGAAGTGATGCTCTGGTGATACGACCGCTCCGAGACCGGCGCAATCAGCGAGGCCAGGGCGTCGGCTGCGACGGGCGCCTCGCGCTGCGACTTGACGGGCATCGAGACCCCGCGCAGCGAGTCCAGATCGATCCCGACCGACCCGCATGAGTCTTCCAGCGTCCAGCGTATCTGCGGGTTCCATCCGGCCAACTGGTGCCGCCACGGGCCCGCTGCGCGGGGCTTGGTGTTGGTGCCGACCGGCAGGCGGCAGTAGCGCATGGCCGCGTTGCCTGATGAGTCGTTCCCGCCCAGCTTGCCACGGGCCGAGAGCGCAGACATCACGCGGTCGATCAGGACAAGATCGCGGGTGTCGGGGTCTGTCTCATCGAGCGCCCAGCCGAGCTGCCACTTGCCGGGGGAGGTCTGCAACGTCCATGTGCATCCGCCCAGCACGCTCTCCGGGTCGATGTCATCGACGACCAGCGCGGCCAGGCGGTGGAACGTGGTCTTGTTCCGTTTCCATGCCGTGCCGTCAAAGCCCGAGAACACCGCGCACGAGAAGTAGGTGTTGAGATCGTCCGCGCGGTCGATGATCCGGGCCTGCGTCGACTCGCCGACGTAGGGCCTGCCAGACCACTCGCCCATCTCTGGCGAGGCCGCGAAGGCGCAGACCCACCCGTACTGGCCGGCCTCGACGGGCCCGAGCACTTCCGCCAGGAAGTCGCTGTTTGTCATGGTCGCGGTCGCGCTCACTGGATGGGATGCAAGTCGGAGATGCTGAGATTGACGCCTTCTTCGCGGGCCAGCACGAGCAGGCGCTGCCAGTAGCGTTGCGGGATCGTGCCCCCGGTGCCGTCCGGGTGCGGGCTGCACCAGCGGGTTATGGTCGAGGGCGACAGCCCGAGCTCGCGGGCGACGAAGGTCTTGCCACCCAAGAGCGTGATCACGCGGTACGCAGGGTCGAGGGTCTGGGTCGATTCGATGGGCATGGTGCGTCCTCTGTTGCGGAATCCGCAATGTTGCCCGAGGTCACCGATTCTGCAAATAGGAAATTTCTATCAGCACCGCGACATCGATCATCAATTGCATGTTGCGTAATCCGCAAAGCATGCGCTATGTTCCGCCCCACCCCAACAGAAGGAGACAGATGTGGCATTCGACTTGAAATCCATCCAACGCAACGTGAGCCTGAGCGCCCCGCGCATCATGCTCTACGGAGTCGAGGGCATCGGCAAGACCACGTTCGCGGCGGGCACGAACGCGCCCGTGTTCATCCTGACCGAGGACGGCCTCGGCAGCCTGGAGGTCGATCACTTCCCGCTCTGCACCAAGGCGAGTGATGTGCTGGACGCGCTGGCCACGTTGGCGACCGAGGATCACCAGTTCTGCACCGTGGTGCTTGACAGCGTCGACTGGCTCGATCAGTTGATCTGGAAGGACGTCGAGTCCACGCACGACGCCAAGGAGCTCGCCTACGGCAAGGGCGCCATGATCGTCGGCGAGCGGTGGCGCGAGATCCTCGCGGGCTTCAACCACCTCCGCAACGAAAAGGGCATGTGCGTGATCCTGCTCGCTCACTGCCAGATCAAGAGGTTCGACAGCCCGGAAACGGAGCCCTACGACCGCTACCAGCCGAAGTTGCAAGAGCGCGCGAACGCGATCCTGCGCGAGTGGTGCGACGCGCTGCTGTTCGCCAACTACAAGACAATCGTCAAGAAGGACGACGTCGGCTTCAACAAGACCTCAAACCGCGGCATCTCGAGCGGCGAGCGTCTGCTCTACACGGCCGAGCGGCCCGCCTACATGGCGAAGAACCGCTACGGCCTGCCCGAATCGCTCCCGATGTCATGGGAGTCTTTTGCCCAGGCGATCGCCTGATCTCAACCAGCAACGAGGACGCAACCATGCAATTCACGTTCGACGCCGCAACCGCCCCCGCCTCCAACGCCCCGCGCGAGTACGGGCCGCTGCCTGCGGGCAACTACACGATGATCATCAGCGCCACCGCGATCAAGGCCACCAAGGCCGGGACCGGCGAATACCTCGAGGCGGCAATGGAGGTCGTCGAGGGCGATCACGCCGGCCGCAAGCACTGGGAACGCTTCAACGTGAGCAACCCCAGCAAGCAGGCCGAGGACATCGCCCGCGCCGCGCTCGGCGATCTGTGCCAGGCCCTCGGCCTGTCGGTGATCAACGACACCGACCAGCTCTGCGACCAGATGTTCGTCGCGCGGATCGAGATCGACCGCAAGGACGCGACCCGCAACCGCATCATGGGCTACG